GTACGATAAAGAAGGAAACCCGCAATACACAATCATCGGGGCAAACGGCAAAGAACGCGACACAACCCTGCGTGACGCTAAAAAGCTTAATTTAGTGCCTTCTGTGACCACAATCATGCGTGTAGCCGCTGCACCAGGCTTAGACCTATGGAAGCAACAACAGGTCTTAAAAGCTGCTGTAAGCGTTCCTAGACTTGATGGCGAACCTGAGGATGAATGGTTTAGCCGAATAATGAAAGTAAGCAAGGAAACGTCTGCTGAGGCTGCTGATCGCGGTACTGGCATGCACAACGTTATTGAAGATTATTTCAATAAAAAAGACGGTGAATTTCCCGATTACGCTAAAGAAACGTATTTTGCCGTTGTTAAAGAGTTTGGTAACCAGAACTGGGTTTGCGAGAAATCATTTGCTGCCGATGGTTACGGCGGCAAAGTTGATTTACATGCTGACGATATTGTTATCGACTTTAAAACTAAGGAATTGGTTGACGATAAGACCGCAGCCTATGACGAACAATTAATGCAATTAGCCGCTTACAGGGTTGGTTTAGGCATACCAGACGCGCTTTGTGCCAACGTGTACGTAGATTTAAAAGGCAACGTCAAGATCATCAAGCATGACCCCGCAGACATGGAGAAAGCCTGGCTAATGTTTACGCACTTGCTTGCCTTTTATCGCGTCAAAAACGGTATTTAACTTTTGGGGCTGGCTTTGCTGGCCTTTTTTTTAAATTATTTTAAATATTTTGATTAAATTGCTTGACGTAAACATTAACCCACCTTAATATTCAATTCAGCAGCAAACAAAACCTCGACTTTACTTAGGAGAAACAAAATGATGAATTCAAACTGGATGGTAGTTCAAGCGATTTCCCAACAAAAAGCATTAGTTAAACTAGGATATTCAGTTCAACAAGTAAATGCTATGAATCTTGCTGAAACTTCCAAAGAATTAAAAAAGCTTAACTACGATTTCAAAGAAAATTCACCATTTAAAAACAGATAACTAATTGGGGGCTTGCCCCCCATTTGACTTTACTAAGGAAAAATCATGGAACCCAAAGACATACATCAATTAATTGCAGACGTAACCAGCAGTAATGCTCAATTATTAGGCCGCGAACTTGGCATAGAAATAGAAACGTTTGGTGCTGGCCTTGCCCACGTTGCTATTCTAAAGCGCAACTTTGGTTATTTGCGCGAAGATTATTTAAGCTTGCGCGAATCTTACGAAGAAATGGCGAAAGAATTAGAAAAATTACAAAAAGCATTCAATATTCTTAAAGAAGAAAAGGCGGATTGGAAATGACTACTAATTACCCACGCTTAACTATTGCCTTTGTGATCGCACTTGTGATCTTTGCCGAAACCATTGTGGAGTATCTGCTATGAGCCAAAGACAAGCTATCTTAGATTGCCTCAAAAAAGGCTGGAAAAGCCCCTTAGACGCTTTAAATGAAGCCGGTACTATGAAACTAGCTACTAGGGTCGGAGAGCTGCGTAGAAGCGGCTATGTTATCTTAGACAAATGGTCTGCTGACCGACGTTTCAAACTTTACAAGTTAGTTGCGAAAGGAAACGCATGAAACAATCTAATGGAATGAACTTTGCTGATAGCTATATTTACACGCCAGCCACCACAGATGTAACTATTCGTTGGCGCAAAGTTTATGGTTGGATACCACCGACCGAAAACCCTGAATTTCAAAAGAAATGGGCCAAATTTCGTCACATGACCGTTGCAGGAATTGAAAGCATTGGAAAACAATAATGGAGACATTTGCCAACATTTTGTTTGTCAGCGGTTTGTTTATGGGAGTTGGCTGCTGTTTTTTAATAGCAGCAGCAATTATGGCTTTGATACTTTTAGATGATTAAACGGTTTTGCACCACTTGCCAGCGTAAAAAGCCTGAAGCTGGTGGCTACAAACAACCAGGCTTGAGTAGAGGATGGCGTTGCGAAGATTGTATGAACCGTCGCAGCGTCAGCCCCTACCTAAGCAAAAAGAACTCTACTTGTGACGCAGAGCCGGTATTGGGTGTGCGCTATCCATAGGCAGCTTTTCGTGGTGCTTTAGTTCTTTATCAATAGCGTGAACTTTTTCGATTTCTTTTTGAAAATCTTTTTTAACAACGTAATTCTTATCGTTGTCAGTTTTGCATTCACCTTTAGTAATCTTAAAATTTGTTGCCATTTCAGCCCCCTAAATAAATTAATCGTTCATCTTTGCGGCGGTTCTCAAGTCCTTTCAAGACTTTACCACCAGCTTTGCAATACTTCAAAAACTCGTCTGCTGCACCTTCGTAATCACCGCGATTATGCTTTTGTCTGAGTGTGCTGCGCTGTAAAGTGCCAAGCCCGACGTTAAAGCTGAAGCTGACAAGAGCATCCATCCAGTTTTGACGATTATTAGCAGTAGGACAATACTTAAGAACTCCGCGCTCAAAACGCTCCAAATCCTTCGCCAATATTGCATCGACTTCTTCCCTTGTAAATATTCTGTTGTCCGCTTTCTTTAACTCAAACTGCATTCTGTCATCTATCTTCATTGCGCCTTGCTCTGGATACATCACATGGCCTGTGCCTATAGTCCATAAGTGCGCAGGGCAACGGTAAGGCTTAAGCTTGGTTCCCTCATGGTGCTGGATCATCTTTAAAGCTTTGGGACTAATCATTTGCCAAACGCCCGACCGCCAAAGTGAAACGCAATAATCGAAGCAAACAAAGCCTGGGTTTCATCATCCCACAGCTGGTTAGCCAGTACATTAAAGTCTGTACCGCTAGTCAAACCTTTGTAAGCTAATGTAGCGTCTATAGCCACAAGCAAGAAAAAGAAGCCATAAGTAATAACAGGTCTAACCGATGCTCTTAAATTCTTCATCCATTGGCTAGTCCCTTCGTTCAAACTTGTGTCATGCGCATAAATAGCAGCCATCTCAGCCTGTTGCGCACCTATTAAAACCTGCCTATCTTCTGACGCTGTTTGTGTTCGTATCTCGTCTAATTTTATATCTTCTATCTTTTGCTGTGCTATATATCCTGCCGCAGCCATTTGTAACTCACGTTCTGTCTGCATTTGTGCAAGCTGTAATTCGTGCTTCTTGTCCGACCTATCTTGCAAGAAATCAAATATCTTAGGCAAGCCACCCATCAGGAATGAAACTAAAGTGCTGAAGATTGTGAGCATTATTTCCCCTGCATTTCCATTAATATTTTGGCGCGTAATTCACGCATCTTCTTTACTTCTTCCATCGCCTTAGTAGTTGCGTTGGACATGTCACCATACATAATAGCCAACGCAGGAATGCCAACAATTAACACAAGACACACCACCAATACGGCAAAGAATATTGCCCACGAAACGTGTGACTCGTTCGGATCAGAATCATTACCCATAGGAACCAGAATATTATGAACGCGACCGCGAGTATTAACGTCATCTGCTCCGCGATTTTTCTTTTTATATTTGCCCGTCGCCATTGAGCTACCCTTTGTTTCTGTAGTTCTTGACGCTGAACCTCTGCTCTTTCCGCTTTCACCCTATCACGCATTGCTTCAAATTCTGTCCAAATTGCTCCCAATTCTTTTGGAGCTTGGTACACTAAAGTTTCGCGTAATTCTGTTTCTAAACGGATCATTTCTTTTACTGCCATAACTCGATTAAAAGCCTCTTGATTTACCGACAATTCAGGGTCACGCGCTTTCTTAGTCTTTAATTCTTCCTCATAAACATGCTTTTCAAGTTGCTCATGCGCTTTAAAAAAGCTGCCCAAATGACCGCTAATTTCAGCAACAACGTCTTTAGCTTTGCCGTAAGCATCGACCAACTCCATACCATCGGCTTTAGCTGTTTGATATAACTCGCAGCCTTGCTTAATAGCAACAGCAGCCAATTTTGCAGCCGCAAGAATAGTGAGCGGATCAATTTTTAGTAAACAGGTGAGTTATATAGCCAGACAACGCGCTAACAGCCGAAACAAAAACCATGCCAAACCACATACCGCCACGGCCTTTATTAGCCAGAGCAAGCAACTCTTTTAAGTCTTTGTCCATAGAATCAACTTTTTTATCCATTGCTTCTACTTGGGCCACTAGCTGACCATATTTGAACATATCAACGTCTGACATTTCCCGCACCTTATGTTTTCTGGATAAAGGCTAAAGAATAATAAAGCGGATTGTTCGTGCCAACGGATGTAACCACTCCGGATGACGCGAAACCGCCGCTATTACCGACCGAATAGCTAGAGCCAGACCC